ATTTTGGTGGAAAAACGGAAGATATAAATTTTCAAGATGATAAGATATTAAGACGTGTATCAAAGTATATAGAAATAGACAAAAATAAAAATAAATAAAACAAATAGCAATTCATAATAAATTATATTTTCAATATATTATGATGAATCAATATTGGGACATTTATTAATTATTTACAAAATAAGTAAGCAATCGTGATTAGGAACGGATGCCGATTTTTTAAAATTATAAAAGTAGAATGCGAAAGGTGTAACGGAAGTAGGATGAGTTTTCTGGATTATATTATCAATAATAGGGTTATTATGTGAAATGGAGTCAATAGAAGCCAATTTGCAATTATGTTTATTGGCAATATTCCAAAAGGACAATTTGAAGGCAAAAATGAAGTCATTTATATCGCTGCATGTATTAGCGGAACAGAAGCAATGGAGGACAGATTTGCTGCGAATTTGAAAGAAATAGAAAGCTTTAACTTGGTCGCCGAGGAGAAGTAAATTAGCGTGCCAAATTGAGTTATATATAAGATGCATAATGCGTTCAAAATTTGCGTGAAAAATGGTGTCAAAATGGGAATTCAAAGTTTTAAGGAAATTGGTGAATAAATGGAAATTTTGTTTTGAAAGAGGAATAATTTTAAAGCGAGGATGTAAACGTTTAGAAGGGGGTTTACGCCATTTTGTTACGGGGAAAGTGTAAGTGTTAAATTTACAAAGAGGATTTACAAAAGGGAGAATATTGTATTTAAATATGCCGTAATTTATATTCAATTTGGAAATATAATGAAAAAGATGATGGAGAATGATATTATTTTTCTTTTGTAAATTAAGATTTGTGTAATCAAGCATAAGATTATTAATATAAAAGCAGTTGGTATTATTCAAGTTTTTTATTTCAAAAGAAGAAACACAAGAGGATATAATAGAGTCGTCTATAACAGATTTGGATTTATGATTAATAATAGAGCAATTTTTAGTTTGAATAGAAATAATATCAAGGTCATTAAAGTGGGAATCCATATTTTTAACGAATGATTTATGTAGTTGAGGCAAATTTTTGAAAGAAGAAGTGGAAATATTGGAGAAATCAATTTTTTCTTGTAAAACTAAATCAGAATTATTAATAAAAGAGTTCCATTTGAAGACCAAATTGAAGTTAAGTGGATGATGAATCCATTGTTTATATTTGATTTTATAATATCCGTAAAAAGAGATAAGAATAAGGGAACAAATAATCATAAAAAGTAAAGATAAATAAAGCATAATAATAAATAAGAATATAAAAAATAAGTTTAAACAACATAAAAACAAAATAATAACAATATAGTAATAAATGAGAAACGAACTATATGAAGAATATTATGATAAGCAATTTATGAAGGAATATAATAAATATAAGGTCAAATATAATGATAATAATCGTTATGGTATTAATATGTATTCAATACCTAGGGAAAATAGAAGGTTATTAAAGGATATGGAAGTATATACGATAGATCCAGAAGGAAGTAAAGATGCAGATGATGCGTTTAGTATAGACGTAGATGAAGAAACAGGAATGTTATATTTATACATACACATATCAGATCCGACGGAATTTATAGATATAAATTCAGAACTATGGAAAAAAATATGTAAGCAAGCATATACATTATATCCATCAAACAGAGAGCCAATACATTTAATGCCAGAAGAAATAGTAATATTGTCAAGTTTAAGAGAGGATAACAAAAAGGTTAAATATAAAAATGCGATAACAATAAAGGTTTGTGTAAATAGAGAAACATATAATATAATAAAGGAAGATGTAGATATATTTCCATCTATTATACAAATAAAAAAAAATAATAGTTATACGTATAAAGAAGCGAGTGAATTGATAGAAATCAATGAGATATTTTATATGGGAATGAAGATATCAGAAACATTAAGAAAAGAAAGAGGTACATATGCGGAAAAATTGTCAGAAGTAAATAATGCGTATCCGGTATATGATAACAAGAATAAATTAGTAAAATTATATTTAGACAGTCAAGAAGAAGTCAAAATGAAGCAAATGATAGCGGAATTTGCCATATTAGCAAACAGTATAGTAGCAGAATATATATCAAATAATTTGAAAGAGAAGCATAACATTTATAGAAGTTGTGAATTAAGAAATGAAGACAAACAGAATATGAAAGATAAGGATGGGAATGAGATAATAGAATATATTGTTAGTAATGGTGTTCGTGCATGTTATAATACGTTAAAAGTGAACCATGATTTAGTTGAAAAGAAATTTTACGTTCATTTTACATCACCGTTGCGACGAGCAAATGATTGTGTATGTCATTACATAGTGAAATATCTAATGATAAAAAAAGAGAATGATAAGGTAGTATTTCCGTTTAAGAAGGATAATATTTACACCATAATGGAGAATTGTAATGAAATCAATAAGAAAATAAAAAAGATGCAATATAATGATACGAAATATAGAATTGTTCAAGCAATGGATAACATATTATATAAGAAATCATTTAACAATATGTATAAGCAATCATCAATAGCAATTAAATTCAAAATAAGGAGTTATTCAGGTATATTTTTAAACATACATGTAATTCAAATAGATCAATATCCTGTATATTTAATGATGACATTTAAGCGTCAATTTTTAAATGATGTAAAGATAAATAATTTAATTAAAAATAATGTAATATTGGAAGGCACAATAACAACAATATTTTTTCAAGAGAGTGTGTTGGATGCGGGGAAATTTCCCGAATTGGAGCAATTTTTGAGTTTATATTTGAAGTATCAATCGCAACCACTCTAATTACTCACAATTTATATAAAAGTCTTTGTGCTCGTTTGCTTTATACCAAAATAAATTTTCTTGAATTTTATATGAAACAGAAGTATTATCTATAACTAAACATTCATAGCTTTCAGTACATTGGTCCATAATTTGACAAAATGATTCAAAAGATAAATCTAAATTGTCTACAAATGATTCGTATATTTTATTTCTCATCCGCTCATTACGTTCTCTTAATACAAATATATAATCAAAATTTTCTCGAATTGTTGGTGTTAAACCTGATAATCCGTAGGGTTGACTTTGAGTAATAATCATTTTATGTTTAAAATTTTTACTATTCATAAGAAGAAAACGTAAGTATTTTGTTTTCCAATCATGATCATTTAAACAATTATCTAAAACTAAAAATGAATTGGAATCATTATCATTATTATTATTATTATTATTATTAATATTAATAGAACAAATATTTTTATTAGTTTCGAATTTATCTTTCGTTATTTTTTCAATTATATATGAGATATATTCGTTATAATTGCAAGATGGATGTATAATATTGGCGTAATGTGTTGAATCTGTCGCGGACATTATACAACCTTTAGGAATATTTTTATTAATATGAAATAAAATATCAGTTGTTAAAAATGTTTTTCCAGTTCCACGTCTACCTATTATAAGTATATTTGAATAGGAACTCATTTCACCAATATCAATTTTTTTAAGTAATATACATTTTTCATTACTAGACATTATGTTTTACATTAAAAGTAAATATTTAATACAATATATGTGAATATTAATAATAATATTCGCAACCACTCTATTTATTTAAAGAAAAACAAAAAGATAAATTAAAAGAATATAAAAATAATATATATATTAATTAATATATATTAAAATGTTTGGATTTTTTACTGCGTTATTTGCTTTTACAAGTTTTGAAACTGTTCCTGAATTAGATGTAAATAAATACATAGGAAGATGGTATCAAGTTTATGGAGCACCAACTAATGTTCTTTTTCAAGGATATGGTGAGTGTATTACTGCTGACTATGGTTTAATGGATAATGGTCAAGTCAGTGTATTAAATAGTCAAATTAATAGAAAGGGTGATTTAGAGACAATTAGTGGTTATGCGTATATCAAAAACGAAACAGAACCAGGACAACTAACAGTTCATTTAGATGGAACTCCAGTTGATGCTCCTTATTGGGTTATAGAATTAGGTCCTGTTGAAAATGATGATTATCAATTTAGTATTATTACAACACCATCTGGAGGTTCAATGTGGACACTTGTGCGTGATTTGGAAAATTATGATGATGAAGCAATTGTAAAGTATTTAGACGATTATGAATTTAAATATGTTGATATTAAGCAAGATAATGACTGTAAATATGTGTAACTAAAATGGAATAATTAAAATCTAGTTTAAATATATATGAGAAATTCAAGAACTTTAAAAAAGAGAACAAGTTCTAGGTCCAAATCTAGGTCCAGGTCCAAATCTAAGTCCAAATCCAAGTCCAAATCCAGGTCCAGGTCCAGTTCTAGTTCTAGTGGTCCTCCTGTTTTAAGACGTGAATACCAAGAAATTAAAATTACACAGAATCAGGCAAGTGAAGTTATAAAACATCGTGTAGAGCAATCACGAGCAAACCCTCCAAAAAATTGGAAAAAATGGAATGAAAATAATAGTAAATTATTTAAAAAGGGTGCTTCTATTCCATACCCTGAATATAATGAAATTTTTGACAAAAATAATGATTTACCATTTTAATGAAATGGAAATAAAAAATGAATAAAAAATAGAATATAAATAGTATAAACATTACTGAAGAATACATATAAAACAATAATGTTTGAATTAGATGATGTCAATTATGAAGATACTGAACCATTTATTCCTCCAATCACACATGGAAAAGTAATAAAAGTATATGATGGTGATACAATTACAATTGCTGCTATGCTTCCATATGAAGACTCTATATTATATAGATTTTCAGTAAGAATAAATGGTATAGATTGTCCTGAAATAAGCACAAAAGATAAGGATGAAAAAACGTGTGCACTTATGGCAAAAAATTTCATAATGGAAAAAGCAATGGATAAAATAGTATCATTAGAAAACGTACAAACCGAAAAATATGGAAGAATATTAGCAGATGTAATATGTGATGGTGAATCTTTAGGTGAATTGTTATTAAAAACACGATTAGCAATCAAGTATGATGGTGGAAAAAAAGAAACACCTAAAAATTGGCTTAAGTATTACTCACAAGGAGAAATAAAGGAAAACAAAAAAGACAAAAAAGTTCCGTTTTATAAAAAAATAGTAAATAATATAGTATTAAATAGAATTAAAAAATAAATAAATAAATAAAATATATAAATGCCAAAAAAATTTAAATTTTATATCAATAATGAAAAACATTTTTCTTGTAAATTACAATCAGTTAGATGCACCTCAATAAGCAATGGTGGCAATCGTTGTAAAAATAAAACAGTAATCTGAACTTCATTTTGTTGGCGACATTTAATGCGAGATAAGCAAGTACGGATAAAACAATCAGAATATGGTTTAGGATTATTTGCATTAAATCCGAATAAAGGAGAACGGGAAAGAATTTTCAAAGCAGGAGATACTATTGTAAAATATGATGGAGAAATAATAAACCAAGAAGAAAGAATTGAACGATATGATGACCAGACAGCTCCATATGGTGTTCAAATGAGAGATAATACTGTAAATGATGGAGCGTGTAGACGAGGAGTTGGAACATTAGTAAATCATTCTACTGGTGCAAGAGAAAACGCAAGATTTTCATTTACGAGAAATGGCGAATTGCAAATAAAAGCAATAAAAAATATATACAATAATAGAGAAATTTTTATTAATTATAACAAGGGACGGATGCAAGGAGAACCACGTTATAACTTCATAAATAATCACGAAACAAGGTAATTATTTAAAGGTTATTTTTATAAGTTGATTTCTTTTTTGCTTTCATTTTAGTTTCATTTTGATTTTTATTTTGAAATCCAATTGAAACCGAAGTTTGGTAATGTGGTACGTTTGTTTCTAAAATACGCATAAGTAATTTAACAAGACGAATATTATGAGTTGTATCCATTTGTTAATTTAATAAGTAAAAAGTGAATATCATAATGTAAAATAAATGTGACACTTTATAATTTTTTGAAAAATAAAAATAAAAATGAATATAAATAAAAATGAATACCTTTTAAAAATAAAAAATGAATAACTTTTAAAATTCGTATTCTGAATTATAACTCATAACTCACAAGTCACAATTTGATATAAAATGAAGATTAATACTCCTACTATCAAAACCGCAGCACAAGCGAAAAGATGGAACTTTTGGGTGAAAGAAGATTTCTTCAATCCGAGAACATTTCCAAGTTGGGTTGTTGATTTATTAGTAAGTGATCATTTGAAGCATTTTGAAGGATACAATTTGTATTACTTTATGACAGCAAATGGATACGATAAAGAAAGGATGGCAACATTGTTGAGGAATATGTATACCTACGACAAACGCAAAATTGACAATTTGTTAAAGACTTCCCATAAACCAGAGTTTTACAATAAAAAGTATTTTGATTTGTTGGAACGAGATATAGTATACCCTGATAACTGTGTAAATAATAATAAATATGACTATTGATATTCATTGACATATTAATATGGCTTCTTCAAAATATACAAATAATGATTTTCATAATCACAATCAGTCATATCTACTTTAGCATGAACTATAAATCCAGCACTTCTAGCGTAATTTATAATAACTTCTTGATCGTTCATAAAAAGGGAATGATTATGGGTTCTTTTTTTACCATTTTTAAATGTAATTTGTTCTTTGAATAAGACGTTTTTTTTATCAACTGATGTATCAAATGTAGATATATATTGGAATTTATTGAAATCAATAGTTGTTTTAGGAACATAATTATTGGAAACACCATTTATATAATCTGGTCGTAATAAAGTAGAAATACCATCCTTATTTACTAGATGCAAAATCATATATCCATTATTTTGGAGCATATTGAAACAATTTTGTAAAAACATTTTTTGGTCTTGAATGTAATAAATAGTAAAATAAAGACATAAAATATGAGAAAAATTTTGATTAGGGAATGCTTTGCCAGTTGTAATATCAATATTTTGAAACGACGCTGAAATATCAGGATAAATATGTTTCGCATAATTCACCATATCTAATGACTTATCAATACCAATAATTTCACCACAATAGTTTTCATTCAATGCTTTAACGTGGTGACCTATACCGGACCCAATATCTAAAATAACGCTATTCATAGTAGGATTTGTTAATTCAATAATTTTTTTAACTTCAAAGTTATTTTTGTTTGCATCAAAAGCAATAAAGTCATAAATAGAGGCGTAAAATTTGTCAAACATATTTTTATTTTTATTGATATTGTCATAATTTTCATTTTCATTAACATCATTTTGGAACCCTTCTTTTGCATTATTATTGAAAACCACTTTACATATTGAAATGGTTAATAAAAATAAAACAATAAAGAGCAATATTTTGCCAATAGGGTCCATTTTAGTATAAGTTTTTAAAATAGAATTTAATTTCATTTATATGTTATGATGTGATTATTTTTACAAAAAAAAATAAATATATAAATTAATATTCTAATGGAAACAACAATAACGGATTTAAGGTTGGCAAATGAATTTAAGGGTATAACATTTTCAAATTTTAAGAATAGTGATGTAAAAAAGGAATTATTAAAAAGTCTAATGGAAGAGAAAATTGAACCATCGTGTTATTGGAGTGCTGAAATGATATGTTCCGGGCATTATGGAGATTTATGGGACACAATTATTTTATTTTATACTAAATATATTCATTTAGGAAATCCAAAGTTAGCCATATATTTAGACATGCGGATAGATTCATTTAAAGAAATCGTACATAACGGATTTGTTTCAAATGAACTACAATTAAGAAATAATGATAAAATACGAAGATTATTTTGTGAAATCGTTTGCATTTTATGTATGGCAAAAAGGATACATAGTTATGATTCAATAAAAATAAGAGATATAGATTATGATATGACAAAGATGATGGAAAAAATGAAGGCAACAAAATTAACTTATGGTGAGAAGTCATTCAAAGAAGAAGACCCAAAAGAATTATTCATATCCATAAACGAATTGGCCTATAATGTATCCAAAGAGAATCAAAATATAATGAATGGATGCTATTGGATGGAATGGATTTTAGAATTTGAGAAAAGAGCAAAGCGAAAGAAAGAGAAAATAGAATGTGAACGAAGAGCGAAAATGAAAGTAGATTCAAAATTTCAAAAAGAAATAGTCTGGATTATATGGGATATAATATTAAACGAATCTGAAAATCGCAGTAAAATAATTCAAAAAATTATAAAATCATTATTATCCATATTTTGTCTTAAATATGTTTCATCAGTTGTATCAAAAAGGAAATATATTTTGTATTTCGCAATTACATTATTATGTGAAAATCCAAAAATATCAGGAGATATTATAGCGGAAAAAAATCGTGAAATAATAACAAATGTAACAAATAAAATAGACCAAATATATAAACAAATAAAAAAAGGAGAAATATCACCAGGAACAGATTATTTATTTAAAGATTCTAAAGCAAGAAATTTACACAATACAATAAGCAAAATGGACCAATTAAATTCATTTGAAGAAACATTTATTCCAAGACTTTCAGAAAAATAATAACACTTTATTATAAATGAAAGAAACAAATTATAAAAATAATAAAACTTTGAAGAAAGGGAAAAAGAAAAGATTTAGAAAAGAAAAATCTAGTAAATCTTTGAAAAAAAGTTGTAAATATAAAACAAAATATATAAAAGACGAATATAAAGATTTAAAGAAGCAAATTGTCACAGAATTTTTTGAGATGTTATTATGCATTAAATTATTTCATTGGAAAACGCATAATTATGGTGCACATAAAGCAACAGATGAAATATATGAAAAATTGAATTCACATATGGATCGATTTATAGAAGTTATCATTGGAAAAAATGAAAAACGAATGAATATGGAAAATGTTAAATCAATAAAATTACACTCTATAAACGATAACGACAAAATGAAGATACACGTAGAAAAGTTTATAAAATATTTAATGTCATTAGATAAGAAAAAATTAGATCCAGATTTATATAATATTCGGGATGACATTGTAACAGATTTGAACCAATTTTTGTATTTGCTTACATTTCATTAAAAAAATATATAACATTTAATTAAAATAATAAATATTATATATATGGACGCAAAATCATCAGCAATAAATGACTATATAATGAACGCAAAAAATGCAACAACAAATGCAATTCCAAATGTTATGCCTAATTTGGAGCAAGGAAAAAGTTTTTTAGGCAAAATAGGTTGGAAAATGTGGGTATTGATTATAATTCTTTTAACTTTTTTAGGAGTAAATGTATTTTTATATTTAGCACAAGGTTCTGAATTTATTGCTAGTTTATTGAATCCTTTATTGGGAACATCTTTAGGAGTAGCAGGTGAAACAGTAGATATAGCAGCAGAAGGAGGTAAATCAGCAGTAGATATTGTTAGTTCTGTTGCTAAAATAGGTTTATTAGAAACCCAATCAGTCGCAAAAAAAGCGAAAAATGTTAATCAATTGTCGTCCGCAAAATTGGATTTTGGATTACCTGATGTTCCTGACAATAATACTTTAAATAGAAACATAAATACAAAACGCAAAAAAGAGAGAAATGTCGGGTCATATGAAGGAACTGATACTTCAGGACAATGGTGTTATGTAGGTGAATATAATGGAATCCGAAATTGTCGTCAATTGGAAAAAGGCGATGTCTGTATGTCGGGCAATATTTTTCCAAATAGAGACATTTGTATAAATCCTACTTTAAGAGCTTAAGAATCGGTGTCATCGTCATCTGGACTATCTATTAACCCTCTTGCCGCATATAATGACCTACAGGCGTGAGGAAGAGTTGCAATATTTGCTCCATTTGGCCAATTTGTTCCTGCCACATGCATTGTTCTTTTTATACGAGGATAATACGAAGCAGTTGTGTTTCCGGAATAAAGAACTACTAAATTTGGAGACATACCAACAGTAATTTCGCCACTAGGTCTAGGATCACAATTATGTATTCTATTGCCAACTCGTTTAGATAAATAAGCGTATTTTTGTTTTTTTGTTAATGGTGTGCTATTGGATTTATGCTTTAAAATATTATTTTTATATAATATCTTATTTGTATATGCTTGTTCTGGGGTTAATTCAGGACATACGTTTTGGTAACGAGTCCATAATCTCATTTGTGGCATATTTATTGACATTGTAATATATATTATAGATTATATTATAATGTTACCAAATGAATTTACAAATTATTGTAATACCAATCAAAGGCCAAATAAGAAGACGAATTATCCGTCATAGCACTGGAAGTAATAAGTTTTCTATTGGGACCACTTTGGACTAATTTTTGAATATCATATACATTTAATGCGTAATCATGGTATCTTAAATTAGACAATTTTGAACCTTGAAGTGAAGGAGATGTATTTTGGGCGATAAAAATTTCACCATAATTTTGTTTAGGAACATCATCTAATTCAACAGAGCGTTTAATTGTTCCATTAATATAGACATCAACACGTCTATTTTTTACACGAATAATAATATTTACCCATTTATTCATAGGAACACCAGATACTTCAATTTTTTCTAATTTATTATCAGTATCAGTAGTATTATCAGTATTATGTGTATTCATAGTAACTAAAAGGTTATTATTTTGTCCGTCCAAATAAAGACCTGGAGCAGCAATTTTATGAAAATCTCCAGTAGTATGTGAATCTCCTTTGTGGAAAATATGAATATTTGAATTTCCATTAGAAACAGCATTATCATCTAAAAACATCCATAGGGACCAAGAAAATTCAATACCGTTTTTTTCATTTACAGAACGTAAAATCGGAATAGCGTTATCGTATTTAGGGTCTTGAGGAACAACTACACTGTGACTTCCTTCAATAGTTCCATTAAATATATAAGGAGAACTACTTTCTTTAAATAATCTGGGAATAAAAGTAATGGAAAATTTTAATAATAAGAAAAAGATAAACATTACTAAAAGAGTGAATGCAATTTTTGAGATTAGGGAATTGGATGAAACAAAATCTTTGAAAGAAATTGAAGTTACTTTAGATATTTGATTGGAAACATTTTCTGCAACAGCGTTTGCTTTATTTTCTACTTGGTCCATTATATAATGAGTATATAAATAAATTATATAATAATTTGGAAATAAATAGTTTGTAAGAATTATTTAATTAATTAAAGAGTAAAAGAATTTGTTTCATTTCCGTTTTCAATGAGAGACATTTTAACTTGATAGTCGCCCAATGTGGATGCTAAACTACCATAACCATTAGAATAAATATTCCATATTTCTTGAGGATTTAATGCTTCAGGATAAAATTGGAATTTAGAAGTGTAACCATCAAAACCACCACCAGGGGTAATATGAATATCACCTTCTGACAATGTAGGAACGCTATCCATAACACATGTTTTATGTAATTTTCCATTAATATAAACATCTAGAGTTTTATTATAAACCGTCATACTGAAATTTACCCATTTTTGGATAGGTATGTTTCTAACCTCACATTTAAATGGATTTTTAAAGGTATTATTATCTCCATATGTGTTAGGAATATAAACTAATATATTATTTTGTACTTTATCAAACGTAACAACTGGTGAAGGATTAAAAGAACAATCACTATCAATTGATGGTCTCGTCATACAATCGTCAATGCCATCAAAATAACTTGTGAGTATTTTTTGAGTTGCATCGCCTCCATCAAATCGTCCAAAAATAGGTTTATATTCGCCATTTTTATAATTCCAATTATTTACATATAGCCAAATAGAATACGTAAAATTTTGCGAAAGACCTGATTGAGAAGGTAATTCACTTTTTGTAACAGTTTCTATTTTTGTAGCATTAAGCATTTCACGTAATGTATATTTATCGGCAACAACATATTTAACCGAAAATAAAATGAGAAGTAACAATACAACTATTCCTCCAACAATATAACTAGTTTTCATTTATATATTTATGTAGAGATAAATTTATTAAAGGTATTTCAGATTTATTTTATAAAAATTTTTCATTTTGACAAAATTCTTAAAATGAGTTTACAACCGTTTTACTAGATATGTCTGTAATAGGAGGATTTTTATATTTATTAGAATGATACAAAATAAACATATTACCAACACTTAATGGTTTTTTGAAATAAACTACATTACATATTCCACCACTTAATCCATCATTTTCACCCACTGTTAGAGAATCAATATTTACATATGGGACAATATTTGATTTACTTATTACTAAATTATTGTCAACAAATACGTCCATAGTTGTGTTATTGCAATTAAAAACAACGTTCGTCCATTTTTGAAGAGGCATATCATCATTTTTATAAATAATTACTTGATCTTCTGAACCACTAATATCACAAATGATTTGGAATTCGTGTTTATTAGGATTATATGTAAAATTGGGTTTATTTGCATAGTTGAGTATTGAATAATAATTATCTGAATTATTGGATTGACTAGAATGTAAATACATCCAAAAAGAAATAGAATAATTATATTTATAATCAGAAACTTCATTTAAAGTTTCATAGTTGCCTAAATGGTTTTCTTTGTTAAGTTGAATAGGATGATTAATTAATACTTTTCCGTCTTGTGTAACAAGTTTATTATTGATTTTCTTAATGGAAATATAGAGTAAGAAAAAGACTGCTATAAAGAAAATAATAAGCATTGATACTTTATCTTGTTGGTTATAGAAAGATACTTTTCCATCGTTAGTAAAAAGGTAGTAAAACAATCTATATATGAAATCAAAAATATCATTAAGTAAACAAGGAATGTAAAAAATACCGTCAAATATGAGGTTAAATATGTTATCAAATTTGGTGTCACTTGTTCTGTATTTGGCTTTAATAAATTTATAAAATGCGGCCATTAACGTAAGTAAAATAAGGATTGTAATTGTTTTGCCTAATGTTGTCATTTCACCAGCAAAATCATCAATTAATTTTAGAGAACCAATAATCCCCAATATTAGAATTGCGATTCCAATAAAAATACCAATTATTTTGGAAAATTTTTCACCTTTAGCTGCTTGGTCGCCTCTGATTGGATTTTTAAAAAAGGTAAAAATATTGTATCCACCCCAAGTAAGACCAATAAAAATGGTTGATAAAAGCAATGGTAAATATTGGTCGCTATCTTTTTTTTTAATAGTTAAAACTGTCATAATAATTATGAAAGCAAAGTATAAAATATAGCTTGCCATATTGAGCAACTTTTTTGTCCGCGTTGTTTTTTCAAAAAAGCGTTTTTCTTTATAGTTTTTAAAGGGGTTCACACGATTAACAAATAACACATTAATTAACTGCATAAATGCTAAAATACCAATAATAATGATAATAAGTAGTGACTCGCCGAAATTATTTGAAATGAAATTACCTGGGTCCTTAATGTAAAAAGTTAAAAGTGTAGCAATAACACTAAAAAATATCATAACAGATTTGACACGATTTAGATTAAAGTTATTTAAATCCAAGTAACTAGTAGTGAAAGATTTATATAAAACAAAAATGTAAAAAAGGGATAAAGCAGGAATAGAATATTTTGCTGTATCGTGAAAAGCGTGTTTTTTAGGAAGTGAAAATAAAATAATGAATAAGAAGCTAGAAATTAAAAGTAATCCTGGATATTTTAAAAAATCATATTTGACATTATCAAACCCAAAAGCGAATTTAGAAAAGAAAGAAGATGAATTATAACTAGATTTAGATTTAGAATCTGATTTATAATCCGATTTAGGTAATGAAAAGTCAAATTTGAATTGATTTTTTAGGTAATCAATATAATCAGAATCGGGGTCTTTATTTGTAACATAATAGATAATAGAAATAAGAATAATGATTATTACTAATGCGATTAATATATTTGACAATAAAATAAATGAAACGTCTTTAGCAGTTTCTAAAGGTTTAAGAAAATCAAAATTATCTATCATTTATATAAATATTATATAATATTGATATAAATTTAAAAAAAAGAAAAAGCATATTTAATTAAATAACAGATTAAATATCAGATTCCATATTTTCTTTGGCAGTTTTTTTACCGTGACAATTTCTACATAGGGCAACTAAATTATGGACGTCATTTCCACCACCATATTCAAGACGAATTCGGTGATCGACTTCAAATGTATGGTCTAATTGACAACTACAACCGTTACACTTCCAATCTTGTCTAGAGGCGACATATTTCTTTTTGGTTTCACTTACAGAACGTTTTGTGCTCTTTTTTCCAGAGTTCATCATTCGTTTATTAAAATGAGGTTGGAATTGGTTTTGATATTGATTCAGAGGTTGAGGTTGGTTCATTGACGCAGTAAAATCCAAAATAGGATTTATTAAATGACGAGTATTGGTATCAATAGGCATATATTTTACATAATTATTTGCTTGCATTAACATATTTCTACCTTGTTGAGGATTTTTCTTCAATAATAAATAAACTCCTATACCTAAAAATGCGTAAAATAGCATTTTATAGTGTTTTTTAAAAGTCACTAACATTTTCGTATATTTGCCATCATGATACGCATTAAATATAAAAAAAGAAGTAATAAGTAATATAGCAATTTCAAGTCTCATTGTATTTATATTAATGTATTATTATATGTTATTATATGTTATTTTATTAAATACCAAAAAATTCTTGTTCGTCTTGTGATAAAAGAGCATACAAATATTGTTGAGGGAACTTTGTAATCCCGAGCATTTGTAAGGGAATTAACGCATATGGAATCATAACAATACCCCAAGAAATAGTAGTGTATCCACTACGACACAAATAATTTACACAATAAGTCCATAATATCAATTTTACTAAACGAACACCAAACATGGAAGTATCCATTCCATCAACAAAAGAAGAAGACAATGCTGTTGCACCGATTGCTAAATATACTAACGCAGGAGAGCATAACATAGAAGTAAGCATTTTAATATTATTACCAACAGAAGTAGCCATTACTTTTGCGTCTTGTGAAACAGATTGCAACTTTGCTGCGGATTGATTACCTGCATTTTTAACTTTATTAGTAGTATTATTTACTAAATTTTGTGCTTTATTTGCGACATTTTGGGCGGCATTTGTCACATTATTGGCAACATCTTTTACTTTTTCTTGTGCGTTCATTAATATATATAATAAGATATGTAAATTTTACACCAATGAATAAAAAATTAAATTATAGTGATGGGAGTTTCTGTTATAGAAGAATTAATATGACTATCAATATCAGTCGGATTATATTCATTTTTACTAAATTTTTTTAAAGTTGTGTTCATATTTTTCAAATCTTTGGAAACTGTTTTCAAATTAATGGTTTCAACTTTGGGAGTATATAAGTGCTTTATAAGAATTTTCTGTAAAGTATAAAATAATATTTTGTGACTATATTCTAGTCTGGATTTATTTTCGTGTAGAATTTCAATAATCGGAATATATGTGATTAAAAGACCCCACACATCTACGTAATTTTTATAAATCTTATTGATATAATTTAACATTTCAAATGAGCCGTTATTATTGAATTCAGTAAATTTGGCTAAAATGAAAACAATATAATTCGTAATAAAATCAATTGTTTCTTTATATTTGCCAAATTGGGCGACATATTTTTCTTTCGTTTTTGTATAAGATTTAGTTTCAGAGTCACTGTTATTGTCATCGCCATTTTCTTTTATAATATCAAGCATTGATAGGATAGAATGAATATAACCTAAATGTCCTTTTCCTCTTTCATTTAACCAATAATAGATATAATCATTTACAAATTGAAACAGTTTATGTCCATTATTAGATTTATTATCATATTTTTCAATAAAATCGTTCATTTTAGAAACGAAATCATCCGTAAATAAAATAACTTCAAATGGAACATTAAATTGAAAAGGTCTATTTTTCCATTTTGAAGGAATTTCTGTAAAAAATTTTTGAGGATGTGTAACGGTAAGACCCCAATCAATAAATCGCACTTTTTTATGGCTTTCATTTATTAGAATATTAGATGCTTTAATATCACTATGAAAAACACCATAAATATTCATAGGAATGACCGCTTTATTAAATAGTTCAATAAGTAGTTTATTTAAGTGCATTACACGAGAAATAGTAAACTTGCTTTCTATAAATTTGTCAAGTGCAATACCAGCATAAGGAATATTTACTATTGATATTTTATCTAAAGATTTGCGAATTTTTTTCTTTGTGATTTTATATTTTTGCAAGGCAAAGCATTTTTCTTGATATTTTTCTAAATCTTCGTTAGTAAGTTTTTTTATTTTACAAATATCAATATTTTTAATGACAAAATAATCACCATAATTAGGTATTTTTTTAACTATTTGTTTTATTTTCATAATTTGATTATATTCATCAGAAGCATGACGATTTAACATCATTTTTGAAATTTTTTTCGTCTTATTGTGTTTTTTTTTATTTTTTTTATTTTTACAAATGATTTCAGGTAAGAAAATACATCCAAACCCACCAGAATTTATTACTTCTCCTCCAGTTGAAAAATCCATTCTCTTTATATTATGTATATAATTTACTTAAATAACTATACTTTATTTAATAATAAAATTTAAACAATTATAATTAACTATTATAATTAACTATTATAATTTTGACAAATAAGAAATAGAAAATAATAAAATCAAAATTAAAGTGCCATACAATATTTTTTTATAAAACCGTTTATTTTCACTATTTTGTGTTAATTTATTTTTGTAATGTTGATAATAGTTAGTATAAAAATCATTGTATGACATTTTAGGTTTTTGTAATTGTTCGTTTATTTTATTATGAATAAAATGAACCCATCTAATGAATGATTCTCTATCATCCAAATAAGGTGTAATGGGATACATAGAGAGTAATTTATTAAAATTTTTAGAATGTTCTGCTACAGGAATAAATAAATGAAAATGTTGTATAAAATCATAGTAAATTTTTTTAGTTACAGCATTTGGATGTTTTGGATAAGTCATTGCGATTGTATCCAAAAAAAACCAAAAATGTGGTCCCCAAACAGCTGGATCATATAAAACCATTAATATATACTTATTAATATTATATTAAGAATATAATTACATATTAGAGTAGATTTATGGAAGTAGACCCATTTAAAATTAAAAATAGTAGACCAATAATAAGTTATGGAATAGTCTTGTATACATATGTTAAAACAGAAAACTTGATAAAATATTTATTTATTCGTAGGAAAAACTCTTTTGGGTTTATAGATTTTATAAAGGGGAATTATACAATATCAAATAAATTTCATTTGCAAAACATGTTTGATGAAATGACACTGAATGAGAAAACAATGTTAATAACTAATACATTTAACGAACTATGGTGCAATTTATGGAATTATGATATAAATAAAAAAACATTTGAGAATAATAGTGAATTTATAAAGTTGAAAAATAAATTCAACAAGGTAAAAGAAATGAAGTTAATAGACGACATGGTTCAAAAAAGTCAAACCTTGTGGGGAGAACCAGAGTGGGAATTTCCGAAAGGTCGTATAAACAGTAATGAGAAGCATTTAGAATGCTCTGTTCGTGAATTTGAAGAAGAAACTGGAATTAAAAAGGAGGCTATAAATGTGATTGAAAATATTTTGCCTTTTGAAGAGAATTTTATAGGAACAAATTACAAATCATATACGTATAAATATTATTTAAGTTATATGAAATATGATGATTATATAAAAACAAAATTGGATAAATATCAGAAATCAGAAGTAAGTAAAATAGAATGGGTAACTCTTGAAGAGTGTATAGAAAAAATAAGACCATACAATTTAGAAAAAATAAAATTAATAACAAATATTAATAATGTGTTATTAGAGTATAAGTTGCATTATAACTGATTATTGTCAAGGTCAAGAAAATAATATTAGTTTTAAATATGAATATGAATATTATTTATATAAGTATATAATAGTATGCCACGTTGTCCAAAAGGAACTCGCAAAAATAAAAAAACTGGTGAATGTGAACCATATGAAAAGAAAAAGGAAAAATCAAAATCAGCATCAAAATCAGCATCAAAATCAAAATCAAAAACTGAAAAAAAGAAAAGGAAACTCAAAAATAAAAAACTTATTTTGGAACAAGATGTTGTGTGCAATGATTTTAATAGATATAGTGAAACTTGTAATAATATAATGCAAAGCAATGAAATTAGTGAAAGGGAACAATTAGAAGGTTCAACTGACAATATTTTATATCCTAGTTTAAATGACCCTAATTTTGTTGAAAATATTTCTAAAAAAAGAGAATTTTATGATACTCAAATTGATGGAACTATTCATGAAAATATAAAAGAACATTCGGATAAATTATCTAAAATGCCATTTGAATTAGAACCTCATCAAAATTTTGTGCGAAATTTTATGTCTTTTCAAACTCCATATAATAGTTTATTACTTTATCACGGTTTAGGAACAGGAAAAACGTGTAGTGCTATTGGAATTTGTGAAGAAATGCGTGATTATATGAAACAAATTGGATTAAATAAAAAAATTATATTTATTGCGTCTGAAAACGTCCAAGATAATTTCAAAAATCAATTATTTGACGAAAATAAATTAGTAAATCGTGATGGTTTATGGAGTTCTAAAACTTGTGCTGGAAATAAAATTATACATGAAATAAATCCTACCAATATAAAAAATATTCCTAAAGAAAAAATTGTTTCAATGGCAAAGACATTAATTACAAACAATTATTCATTTTATGGATACGAAAAATTTGCAAATTATATCCATCGTGTTTTGACGAATAATGCAATAATAAATGACGATGAAATTAAAATAACTCCTTCAATGGTAAAGTCTCTAAAAATAGTTTTCAATGGTTCTTTAATTGTTATAGATGAGGTTCATAATATAAGAACAGTTGAAAAAGGAGACCATAAACATTGTTTATTACATCGCAACACAAAAGATGATAGAGCAAAGAAACAAAATATAAAAAATTCTCGTCAAGATTGCACGCCTTTTTTACTAGAAACTCTGGTAAAGTATAGTGACAATGTTAGATTGTTATTATTATCAGCAACACCAATGTATAATAGCTATAAGGAAATTATATGGTTACTTAATTTAATGAATATTAATGATAAAAGAAGTATCATGAATATGAATGATGTTTTCACAAGCAATGGAGAAATTAAAGAAGGTGGAAAAGAATTAATTGCTCGCAAAGCAACCGGATATATATCATTTGTCAAAGGAGAAAATCCATATACGTTTCCTTATCGTGTTTATCCCATTATTTTTAATGAGAAACAATCTGTTTTACATTACGAGAACAAATATCCAAAATATCAATTTAATTTAAAAAAAATAAGTGAAGAGTCCAGAAAAAGAATAATTGATATTTATTTGAATCAAATGGAAAAGTGTAACGGTTGTGGAAATTGTCAATCTTGCATTTACAAATATATTGTTAATTATTTGAAGAGAAAGGAAAATACAAGAGTTACTAATAAAGGAGAAAAAATGCAGCTTCCTGGATTAGAAGATATGGAATCATTCGGTTATTCTTATTTACAAGGATTAATTCAGTCCTTAATTATTTCGTTTCCTTATCCAGAATATGCAAATGTTATTCGCAATGTACCAAAGGTTAATTATAACGCAAATTCAGATGCTAATTCTAACTCTATTTCGTCACAAACTATTGTTGAAAATATTGATGAAAATATAGACGAAAATATAGAATCAAAAAGTGACTACAAAATAGACGACGAAAATCAAATTTACAATAACCAAGGTGGTTCATCGGTCGATGTTGTTATGGACAGTGATGTTTCCAAAGATATTGAAGACAATAATGATGTTGAATTTGATTCACAAGACGAAAATATAGTTTCACCTGATGATTTATTTGGTAAAAAAGGGTTGTCTAGAGTAGTAAATTTTGAAGAAATTGCAAAACCTCCATTTAAAGGCAATTATGAGTATAATGAAAATTATGATAGATTTTTTTCTCATAAATCCATAGGTAAATATAGTATCAAAATAAAAGCCGTTTTAGATAATATTTATAATTCTTTATTGGATAAACCAAATGATGGTATAATTTTAATTTATTCGCAATATATTGATTCTGGTTTGATTCCAATGGCTCTTGCGTTGGAAGAATATGGTTTCACAAGATTTGGTAAAAATTCTAAATCATTATTTAAAGAACCACCTACAAGTATTGTTGATGTAAGAACGATGAAACCTCCTGAAAATAGGAATGATTTTATGTCTGCTAGATATTCGTTAATTACAGGAGATTCTCGTTTTTCACCTGATAATAATTTTGAAGTAAAAGCTTTAACAAAGGACGATAATAAAGATGGAAATAAAGTAAAAATTATACTAATTTCTCGTTCTGGTTCTGAAGGTATTGATTTGAAATTTATTCGCCAAGTTCATATTTTGGATCCTTGGTATAATATGAATCGTATAGAACAAATTATTGGTCGTTCAGTCCGTAATAAAAGCCATAAAGAACTTCCTTTTGAAAAAAGAAACGTTCAAATATTTATGCATGGAACTTTATTAGACAATAATGTAGAAGAAACTGCTGATATGTATTTGTATCGTGTTGCTGAATATAAAGCAACACAAATAGGTCAAATTACTCGTATTTTAAAGGAAAATTCAGTTGATTGTATTTTGAATGCAGAACAACAGAATTTCAGCGAAGAAAAAATGAATATTGAAGTAGAACAATTTCTATCAAATCATATGACTGTTCCTAACTTTAAAGTGGGTGATAAACCATTTTCTAGTAATTGTGATTTTATGGAAACTTGTGAATATTCTTGTCAAAATGATAATAATTTAGATGAACTTAATTATGACACTTACAATGAAAATTTTATATATACAAATATAACCACTATTATAAACAAAATCAAACAATTATTTACTACCCATTTTTTTTACGATAAAGATACACTTGTCTATAAAATTAATATCATTAAACATTATCCATTGATACAAATTTTTGGTGCTCTTACATATTTAATAGAAAATCAAGAAATTATAATTGATAAATTTGGTCGTGAAGGCCGGTTGGTTAATATAGATATGTTATATTTATTTCAACCTTCTGAAATCAACGACATCAATATTCCATTAATTGAAAGAAGCATTCCTGTTGACTTTAAACATAATAAAATTGATATTCTTATAAACGATGATTTAAAACAAGAACAAGAACAAGATTTAGATTATAATATTATTAATACTATAAATAAGACAATAGTCTTTATTGATAATCCATATAATGACAACAATAATGAAGATATCATTGGTGATAAAAATTGGTATATTGATTATAATAAAATATTACCTAAATTGATAGAAAATTTGGAGGATTATGAAAACTATAAAATGAATGTTTTAATTTCACATATAATTGATAACTTGGGATATATTGATAAGAAAAAATTATTAGAATATATTTATTCATTGTCTTCAATATCAAGAAACAGTATTGAATTTTATATTAGGGATTTTTTTGATAAAAATATATCTTTCATTATTGGTTCATCTCAATATGTATTTCTGTATGAAAGCAATGATGTGTTAAATTTATTCAAAATAACCGGAAAAAAAATTGAAAAATTAGATGATTACGCAATTAAAAATATGACTTCTAAAGATGAATTTGTAAATATAAAATTGCGTGAAAATATAAATAGTCAATTTTTAATAGGATTTTATTTTTATGAAAAAAATAATAATAATCGTGTTTTTAAAATGAAAGAAATGAAATCTAGCAAAGACCGTGATACTGGTGCAAGATGTATAGAATCTAATAAAAATACAATAATGAGTCAAATTAATCGCATTGTAAATAAAGAATTATTTAACACTGAAAATACTAAACTAATTAAAGACAATAAAGGAAATAGATTACAAGAAAAGATTACACGAGGAGAATTATGTGCGTTTGCTGAAATGGCATTACGATTTTACGAAGAAACAAAATACAATGGAGAAAGATGGTTTCTTAATTTGGATAATGCTGTACTATCTAATGTTTGGAATCTTTTTGTAAATAAATCAAACATGATTATAGATAAATCTGAAAATAAAAATAAAAATAAAAAGGACGATGAACCAAAAAAAAGGGGACGGAAACCAAAAAAATAAACAAATAAAAATAACAAATAAATTAAAAAAATGAATTAAAATTATAATTAAAGAATAATTTATATAATAATATACTATGGAAGGACCTTTGAAAACTATATTTACTCGCGGTTTAATCACCAAGAAAATTATACTACCAATTAATAATATTGGCAAAAACATAAAACAAACAATTGAAACTTATTTAAAGGCCAATTATGAAGGCAAGTGTCAAATTGATGGATTTATTAGACCAGGTTCTTGCAATATACTTAGTTACTCATGTGGAACTTTATTTGAAGGCAATAAGGTTTCATTTGATGTTATATTTGATTGTTATCTTTGCTTTCCGGTTGAAGGAATGTTAGTAGAATGTATAGCCAAAAATGTGACAAAAGCTGGTGTGCGTTGTGAAAGTAATGAGTTTGTTCCATCTCCGATTGTAGCCTTTTTAGCAAAAGAACATCACCAAGGAGATAAAAATTTCAACGCAATAAAAGAAGGGGATAAAATAATTGTCAAAGTTATAGGACAACGATTTGAACTAAATGACCCAAATGTTTCCATTATTGGTGAATTATCAAGAAACCCAATTCATAAAACAAATTCTTCTTCTAGAAAAAATAAAAAGAATATGTAAAATAAAAAAATAAAATATAATATAATACAATTATATAAATAATGCTTAATATATTGAAGAATATTACAAGTTTAATAAAAAAGAAACCTTTTTTTACTTTTGTAGTTGTATGTTTACTCATATTGATGTGTATGAATTCTAATTGTTTGCAAATTATAGAAGGCAAAAGAGGTCGTAGAATTAATATAAGAAAGACTATAAATAATTTCAGAAGAAGAATAAAAAATAATACATCAAGAATTAAAACACTTGAAGATACAATAAATCCAACTGATTCTATTGATAGTGAACTGTAAAAAGTAAAAATGTTTTATAATAATATTTAAAAGGAAATCTATAATATTATAAAATAAAAATGGAAATAACTACGGTTGTAAATGAAAATAATAACTTTTCTATTAGCGAACTAGAATATATTCGTCAACTTATTGAAAATATGGATAAATATAATCAAGTTGAAATACTAAAAATAATATATGAATCAAATCAAAAATGTATTAATGAGAACAAATATGGGATTCATATAAATATGACAGAATTAAGTAACCAAATAATTGGCAAATTGAATGAATATATAAAATATGTAAATATACAGGAAAATGAAATTAATAATATAGAAAAGAAAAAAGAAAATTATATTAATACATATTTTTCTACTTAAAAATAAAATCATAATAAAAATATTTAAAGATATGATACTATAATATAATAACACTTATAAGTAAAATGGAATTTAAAAATGATTTTGAAAAATATAATGATGTGATGAATAAATTACACGATTATATTATTTGTGAAAAATATGTAAAAATGACAAAACAGAGAATATTATCAAAGCATAATGTTAAAAAGCACAACACCAATAATAATACCAATAATAATACCAATAATAATACCAATAATAATACGTATAAAAAACAAGATGATTTATATTATCCAAGAGACCAAGATGCTCTTTATTGGATATTTTATATAATGCAAAATGGAATAATGGATTATGAATACAATAAAAACAAACGTTTTTTGATTGAAAAGGAAGACAAGATAAAATATATAGAAAACATAAAAGAGCATAAAGAAATCATAAAAAGACAAAAAATAATGTCATTATCTGACTTTGAGAATAATCTTATAGTTGAAAAGAAAATTAATATTAATACATTTTTGAATTTATGTGCAATTAAGAAAATCAATGTGATTTTTGTAAAAAATAAGATTTTTTATGAATTATTATCTACTGATAACGAAGAAGTGTTTATTATATATAATACAAAGGTCAACGCTAATAGCTCTAATTATGAAAAATTTGGGTTTGAAACGTGTAAAAAAAACGATGAAAAATGGAAAAAAGTTTACTCAAAATATTTCCAAACTAATAATATAATGTGTCCGATTAAATCTCTATCCTATTATAAACTAGATGATTTGGTAAGTATTTGTGAAAAATTTGGATTATCTGTAATAATAGATGGAACAAGTAAAAAGAAGAAAAAAGCAGATTTATACGAACAAATTATACAACATTTATCATAATAATTAGTTATTTTTATAAGCATAATAATTAATTTAATGATTTCAAGATTTAGATTATTTAAAAAAAATGAAGAACAATATAAAAATATAATTATATAGTATTATATAATTATAAAATGGATTTATCAAAATTACCGAGTGACTTATATTCTGTTTATGAAAACTTATCTTCAAAAGCAAAAAATAAAATAAAAGATTTCAATTTCAATGATTTAAAGTGGTTTTTAAAAGAATATGCTGAAGCAAAGCAAACGAAAAAGGATAAAAAGGCAAAAGAAAATGAAGAACTTGCTAAACAAGAGGAGGAAAAAAAATTCCGTGATGATAAAGATGAAACTGATTTTGACAAGTTGGTAAAATTATATCACCAAAGTGTTAATATAAATACATCATCAATCGTTACACCTGAATTGGAAGTCAAATTTGGAACCAAAGGGAATAGACCATTGAATCGTAATGATTATGATAATGTTATCAAAAAACTAAAATCAAATGGATTTAGATATTTAGATAATAAAACATCCTACTTTTTGAGAATGCAAAGTGAATATACAAATAAATCTGGCTTTAAACGAATGTCTTCTAATCGTATAGAGATTAATAATTTGGAAGCAATTCAGATGTATTGTAAAACAAATAATTTGAAGCAATTGTATGAAAATGATTCAACAACACTCTTATTTATAGAGAAAGCTTTGTATTCGGTTGATAAGAAACGGGTTTTCCCTGTAAATGTAAATGAGTTTAATTTTCGGGTATCTTATAATCTTGAAAAGAAATTAGATACAAGAATAATAATGAGTATTTTAAACAATTGGGAAGAAAATAAAAAGACATTTCGGTATATCAATAGATGCTCGTTTGTAAATGATGATTACCCTTTTATTGTTGATATCAGTATTGTTAAATCAAGTTCTAAAGATATGAATACAAAACAATACAAACCAGTCTACAACATTGAAGATTCTAATGTTTTCAATAACAGAGAAAATTATGAAATTGAGATTGAGATTGATAATAACAAAATAAATAGTCCAAAATTTAATTCTCATAAAAAAATCATGGTTGCATTAAGAGAAACTGTTAAATTAGTTTTATCAGGTATTCAAGGAACAAATTATCCAGTGTCATATCAAGAACAAGAAACCATTCAAAAAGAATATATGAAAATGATTTGGGAAAAAGAAGCCGAAAATATGAAAATTGATAGAACAAATTTTATCGGTCCTAATTCTGTAACCTTACAACTTCATAATGTCGCTCAAATTAATGACGAGTATGAAACAAATGAAATAAACATAAGAAAGAATTTTGTCGTCACAGAAAAAGCAGATGGGTTGCGACATTTGATGTTTATAAATAACCAAGGTAGAATTTATTTGATTTCTCAAGGAATGAACATTAAATTTACTGGAGCAATTACTAAAAATAAAGACACATTTGATAGTATTTTAGATGGTGAATTGATTTTACATAATAAAACAAATGAATATCTCAACTATTACTTGATATTTGATTTATATTTTATCAACAATTATGATTCAAGAGGAATGAAATTTATCCCCAAAGAAAATGATGAAGATTCTGAACAGTCTAGGTATTATTTGTTACGAAAATTAGTAAATGATTTAAATGCTGTTTCTATTGTAGATGGAATAAGTGAGTCTCCATTATTCATTTCTCACAAAGAATTTTATCCAGCTGTTAGAGGCGAAGATAATATATTTGATGGTTGTAGAGAAATTTTAACAAAACAAAAAGCAAATTTATTTAGCTATGAAATCGATGGACTTATATTTACACACTGTGATTATGGAGTTGGGTCAAATAAGATAGGTGTTGTTGGACCAAAAGCAAATATTACTTGGAATTATAGTTTTAAATGGAAACCTCCAGAATTCAACACAATTGATTTTATGGTAAGTGTTGTTAAGGAAAACGGAGAACAAAATATTCATACATCAATTCAAGACGGCAAAAATATGACAGGAACAAGTGATGTTATTGAATATACAAAAATTATATTGAGAACTGGATTTAATGAATCAGTTGATGGTTATATCAACCCTTGTCAAGATGTAATTGATGATAATATTGCAGAAGAATTTGATAAAAAAAGAGGAAAAACATTACCATACCAATTTTATCCTACTGAACCATTTGATATTAACGCTGGTGCAACTAATATTGTTCTTAAACGTAATTCCAATAATGAGGCAATAATGAAAACACACGAAAATACAGTATTTTATGACAATGATATTGTTGAATTTAGTTATGATATGTCAAAAGAACCTGGATTTAGATGGGTTCCATTACGTGTCAGATACGATAAAAAGTTTCCCAATAAATATGAAACAGCCAATTCAAACTGGAAATCAATACACTTCCCAGTAACCGAAAATATCTTGATTAATGATGCCTATATACCATCATTAAGTTTATCAGACGATAAATATTACAATACTTCTGGAAATAAACGAGACTATTATACAAATAACTTGAAAGATTTCCATAACTTGGTCATTAAGAAAACACTCATTTCTAGTGTTTCAAATAGAGACGACACTTTGATTGATTTTGCTTGTGGAAAGGCTGGCGATTTGCCAAAATGGATTGATTCTAAATTGTCCTTTGTTTTCGGTATAGATAAATCAAAAGACAATATTGAAAATCGTTTAAATGGTGCTTGTGCTAGATATTTAAGTAAGAAAAAGAAAAATAACAATATACTGAATGCATTATTTATTAATGGAGATAGTGGGTTTAATATACGAAACGGACAAGGGATTGAAAGTGTAAAAGAGAAACATATTGCGAATGTTGTGTTTGGTGAAGGTAAAGAAATGGTGGGTCCTGGTGTTGAAAAGAATTATAAAATAGGTGAAAATGGATTTAATATTTCATCGTGTCAATTTGCTTTACATTACTTCTTTCGTGATCCAAATATACTTCAAGGCTTTCTTACAAATGTTGCTGAATGTACTAAAATAAATGGATATTTTATTGGAACCGCATATGACGGCAAAAAGATATTCAATATGTTGTCGGATAAGAATATAAATGACAGCATAAAAATTATGGAAAATGACAAAAAAATATGGGAAATAGTAAAAGAATATGATTCGTTTAGTTTTCAAGATGATTCTAGCAGTATTGGTTATAAAATTACAGTATTTCAAGAGTCAATAAATCAATACATTTCTGAATATTTGATTAATTTCAATTATTTGGTTCGTCTTATGGAACAATATGGATTTAAATTGCTTGAAGATAATGAAACTCAAGAAATGGGTATTCCAAGTAGTATTGGAAATTTTGAACTTATGTATAATTCAATGAGAACATATATAAGGAAAAATAAAAAAATGGCTGGAAAATATGGAAACTCTCCCAATATGACAAAAAATGAAAAGAAAATATCGTTCCTTAATAATTACTTTGTTTTCAAAAAAATTCGTGAAGTTAATGTCAATAATATCAATTTAGACCTAAATGAATACGAAAACCCAGAAAAAGATTTGACTATTAGTGAAACACTCAAAAAGACAGAAAACAATAAAAAAATAAATAAGAAAGAGAAAAAGAAAATTGTCAAATTAAATAAAACATTGAAAATAGTTCCTGCTGAAGGAGTGAAAAAAAATAAAACAAAAAAGGTGAAAAAGTTAGTATTAGAAAAATAAAACAATATCAAATATATGTAATTTATGTATTAAATAATTATTAATTTTGCATTGATTTAAATATATATTAATATACAATATATATTGAAATAAATATGTCGTATATCTTACCAAGCAATAAATTTGAAATATTAATATCTCCTATTATAGCATTAAATGGCAATGATTCTAGTGCCAATATACCTACACCTACACCTACACCTACACCTACACCTACACCTACACCTACATATGAATTTTGTTTATATGAAAAATTGAAAAATAATTATAAATCTTTTTTTAATGATAAAAATTGTGATTTATATAAAGAAGTCAACTTTGAGGAACAGTTAAGTTATTTATATAACAAAACTATGGATGATAATAAAATAACTAGTGATAATTATGATAATTCAATGTTCTATGAAATGAATGAATTTATTATTAAACACAACATCTTTAAAAATAACATCTTTAAAAAAAATAATGTTTTTGTTATTTCAAAATACATAAACGAAATATTAGATGCCATGAAGCAAAACAGCGTTGAATATGAAAATTATTTTACATTTAAATCATATGACGACAATTTTGCCGCAAATATTAGACAAAAAGAGCATATATTTGAATTTATGATTTTTGATATTCTAGTAGATAATAATAATTTTTATAAAAATTTTGTAACTTCTATAATGGTAATATTAAATTATCTTAAAAAAAATGGAAAGTGTATTTTTAAAATTGATATTGATATTTACAGCAAAGTATCTGATTTTATTTATTTTTTATCTTATTTATTTGAAAATATTAGTATTATTCAATTGGAATGTAGTGATAATATTGCATTATATATTCAATGCAATGATTTTATTATAAATGAAAATAGAAGAGACAATTATAATAAAAATATAATTATGTTTTTTTTCTTATTAAACAAATTGAAATCTAGTAAAGAAAATAAATTCATCTCATTATTTCAAACATGTGTGCCTTATTTTTTTAACACAAAATTGAAAAACGTAAAAAATATTATTTTACAACAAAAAATGGAAATAATTTATAATTTAAATAATTATTTTTATTCAAATGAAAATAATAACTTTCTACAAAAATTGAAACAAATCAATAATCAAAAAATAAAAAAGACAATATTATGGTGTAAAAAATATAATATATCATGTTCTGTATAATCTTATAGTTATTCAATCTTTATTTTTAATTTTCAATTTTTAACATAATGGATCCAAAAATTATTGGATATGGAATTCCCGATTGACAAATTAGATGATTTATTGTAAAAAATGTATATTTAATATAATTATGAATTTACATATTTAAATTAAAAAAATGAAACAATTTCATATTTTTATTACATTCAATTAATTTTGTAAAACGTCATTATAAACAAATATGGAAACAAATTGGGACCAATTTTATTTCCGATTTATTGAAAATCACTCAGATAAACCTTGGAATTGGGATGAAATAAGTCGTAATCCAAATATCACTTGGGATATCGTGAAAGTCAATCCTGATAAACCTTGGAATTGGTCTTGGTTAAGTAGTAATCCTAATATTACTATGGATATTGTGGAAGCAAACCCGGATAAACCTTGGGATTGGTCTTGGTTAAGTGAAAATCCAAATCTTACTTGGGACATGGTTGAAACCAAATCCTATACACATTGGAATTGGTATTGGTTAAGTTGTAGTCAAAATATTACTTGGGACATTGTTGTCGCAAACCCGGATAAACCTTGGAATTGGGATTGGTTAAGTGAAAATCCAAATATTACTATGGATATTGTAGAAGCAAACCCGGATAAACCTTGGAATTGGTATTGGTTAAGTGAAAGTCAAAATATTACTTGGGACATTGTTGAAACCAAATCCGATACACATTGGAATTGGTATTGGTTAAGTTGTAGTCAAAATATTACTATGGATATTGTTGAAGCAAATCCTGGTAAACCTTGGGATTGGATTGGGTTAAGTGAAAATCCAGATATTACTTGGGAAATTGTGGAAGCCAATCCTGATAAACCTTGGAATTGGTTTGGGTTAAGTGAAAGT